AACAATCTGTATTCTTCAGTAGTTAAGTTTTTGATGTTATCGGAAGTCATTTTAGTCTTTCTAGATGTGGCCGCTTGTTTAGCGTATGTGTTTATTATACCGTCAATAGTGCCAAATGTCAAGTACAAAACAAAAAGAAAACCCGCCGAAGCGGGTTCCGAGTTTCTGTTACGAGGTATGTCTTACCCTAAGCTGAGTTTAGGCAGCTAATGCGAACTTTGAGTCGTTTGCGGTTACTTTTTTGTGTCTTCGACCGGGAGACCCCAATCCTAACGGCTTCTACATTGCCGAGCTGTCCACTCTGTTACTCTTTGCCCAATCGATCCTGTGTCAGGCCCATCAGAAAAACACTTATGTCTTGTTAAACCTTTACCTGGTGCCCAACTAAATCTATTAAAACAACTTGGGCACAATGCGGTGTACTTCATAAATATCCTTTTGGTGGACCTGGCGGGCACTGCCCCCGCGTCTTGAACTTATTTCTCATCGCTTCATACAGCAATAACTTATATTTAACTACATTTTAACAGTTAAGTCAATGTCTTCTTGTTGCTTTTGGACTTCTTTCATAGGACGAATAGGTTCTAACCAGGAATCTGGAATGTAGGCCTTTGGAGTATCTCCGTACATATTACTCAATCCAAATTCTGTGGCTATCCACCAAAAGTGATCTGTAATAGCAGCCTTGCAGGCAATTCCCTTAAACTGAAATTCCTCACCTTGCGTAAAATGTCCCACATACTCATCCACCAACACAGTTTTGCCTATGTTGGTAGGCCGTATGCTCATGATAATTTTGGCAAGATCGCCTTGTTCACATTTCATTTTGTTTCATCAATCTAGTGTGTAAGATCATATTCTCAGTGACCAGTTTAGTGATAGTGGCCAGCATGATTAATCTATCCGCATCTGTAATTGTTTCTTTGTCAAACTGTTCTAGAATACTAGAGCCTATCATTCGCATGGTCTGCTCTTGGCCTTTGGAAAATACTCCCCAGTCAAACGGGTCGCCTTCTTCGTGTGCAAAAGCAATATCCACAAGTTCATCAAGAGTTATTTTAGCCATGCTATTTTTTCTCCTGTTTCTTTTCTTCGATCATATTCTTCTGGGGTACTGGGATATCTCCAGGCCCATACAGCTACGAGAGCCATAAAGATACCTGTATAGATAACACCACGCAATGGCACTGTCCCAATACTCATTAAGATCAAACTCAACGACATCATGCCAATCATAAGATATTTCATCTTTTGTGGAAATACACGTTTCTCTGACCAATTGCGTAGGAAAGGTCCAAACAGCTTGTGATTCATAATCCAGTTATGCATACGTTCTGAACTTCTTGCAAAACAAAAAGCACTTGCAACCACAAAGGGACTATAAGGAATACCCGGAGTTATAACTCCAATGTATGCCATTACTAGGCAAAGACAGCCTAGAACAAAAAAGAACGCTTTTTTTAATTTAATCATATTATTTAATTAGCAAAGACATTTGACGACCCAGTCAATGGGTCGCCACAGGTGCAGGCATCTCCCTGACGGTTAACTGGTTTGTTCCCAGCAAACACATTCCCACTTGCAGCCTGTGTTTTAGGACCACCATGTTCACCACTGCCATGACCTTCTACTGATGCAGCAGTTACGGATATAGGAGCATTATTGACTATTACCGAAGGAACCAGTGCTTCAATAACTAGCCCCCCACAGTTGTCTACATTGACTCTTGCTACGCCTGGCATACTATTAGGCCAACGCAATGCCAGTAGTTGATTCAAGAAATTGTTTGGCAAACTGTGAATCTGTTGCTTCGGCTACAGTAACAGTTGATTTTTGTAACTTGATTTCAGTATCCGGATTAACTGTAAACAGGTAGGGCATTAGCCCTGGACCTTTTGGTCCCATTCCGATTACTTGTGGGTTCTTGAGTTTGTAATAAGCTGCCCCGTCTTCTACTAATTTGGCCACAATCTCTTCGCCGCTTGTTAGTTTAAGTGTGATAACTTCGCCTGCGCTTACGCCTTTATTAATTAACATTTTATACCTTTTCTAGATGTTGTTTTAATTCTGTAAATCCACCAATCAGTTCTTCGCCGATAAAAATCTGCGGAACTGTTCGTGCTGTTGGAACAGCTTCCAATAGTTCTTCTCGAGTATATCCGTCTCCAATTTTCTTTTCTTCGAACGGAATACCTCGTTGTTTTAACAAGGCCTTGGCCTGGTCACAATAGGGGCAATGGTACTTTGACCATACTGTTGCTTTCATTTTATTTCCTTTGTGTCATATGTCTGTTGGAAGATGTCTTTTTTCACAGCACCATAGTCTCCTTCGCCGTGACGCACAATAACATCATTGCCTGCGGTATATTCCAAGTTGCCCCACGTGGCTTTAATAACGCCATCGTGATCAGCCAACTTAGCTATTTTGATTACACCACCCTTAGGGGTTCCTGTACCGTCATGATTGTCGTCGTATTTGTCATGAAAATTTTCAGGATCCAAAGGCCAAAATTCTTTCTTAGGACCCGGACCCATGATATAATGTCCTGCCTTATGCTCTACTGGACCTTCCAATGTTTGTGTAACTCCATCACTGTCGGCAATGGTATACGGCACTGGAATTGGCTTCTTAAAAGTTTTAAATGCCCCATCTTTAAACCAGCTATCGTCAATTTTACCTTCAATGAGGTTAATGTATTCTCTTAGTGTTTTCATAATTAACTTGAATATATAACTCTGCCTTTTTTATCAAGGACTCTAACCAGTATAGCACCTTTAGCTTTTTTGGCCAGGGCCATAGAAATGGCCTGAGATTCGGTGCCAGCACCGCCTATAGAATTCCAAGATTCAAAAGGACTTTTACTTTTAAATTGTACCTTGTACATATATATTCCTAGATGGCCGGTAGCTCATCGTAATCTAGGCTTTCTCCCATTATGCCAATGACATAATTTGTACTTTCACTTTCTTGTAGTGCTGTTTGTTTCTTGCTGGTATCAGTATGCTTGTTAAACCAAGGAATTGGAGTTGACTTGGGAGCCGTCGCCTGATACTTGATGCCAATTTGTTTTAGTGCATCTACTGCTGTGTAGTCCACAAAGTCACGCAGAATGTTTGCGTTGAGTCCGATAACTGGTCCCATCTTGAACAGGTATGTTGCCCAGTCTTTTTCTTCACGGATCACATCCATGTACAGTGCATATACTTCTGCTTCGCACTCTTGTTTAGCATCCGCAAAACGAGTATCCTCTTTGACCACTTGATTGATCAAGTAAGCAGTCCAGCCCTTGTGTAACAGTTCGTCTTGTAAGATTAGGCTGATAATGTTACCGTTACCAATAAAGATCTTGTTCTCTACCATAGCCAGGCTGGTGGCAAATGATACCATAAAGCGGAACGCCTCAAGCGCATAACTTGCGTGTAAGGCCATCCAAATTGCTCGAATGTGTTCTTTTTCTGTAACTGTTTCGCCTAGTTGTTTACGGCAGTTGATAACGTGCAGTGCTTCATAGTAGTTGCCAACACTTGAGGCCATGTCTACAATCTCTTTAGTGTCGTGAATAGTGTTGAACACATCCTTGGGCACATTGTATATGTTACGAATGATATGGCTGTAGCTCTTTGAGTGAATGTTAGTTTCAAAGAATGTCCAGTTGTATACTAATGCTTCTAGTTCAGGCAAACTGATAACAGGCATAAAGATTTGACTTGGCCCACGGCCTTGTAAACTGTCTAAGGCTGTTTGGCGTAGAAGGTTACTGGTGAAGATATGCTTGACAGCATCGCTGGCATCTTTAAAATCGTTTGAATCTTTAGTCAGACTGATCTCTTCTGGTTGCCAGAAGAAGCCACGTGCAGTAGCTTCAAAGTCTGCAATCTTTTTATACTTGACTTCTTCAAAGCGTTGAATGGTAACTGGGCCGGCTGGATCCAGGAACATCTTACGATTCAAATAGTCTGTCTTTGTGTTTAGGTTGTATTGTTGTTTACTCATTTTAAATAATCCACGTGAGCAATAGCTTTCCAAAGATCTAATTTTGGAGGTTCTCCATTATTAGGTTCTTTGTATGCGATTCTAATCTCAACATTGTTGGTATGCAGTTCAGCCATTAACAAATTTATTGTTTCCAAAGCTGCTTTCATGTTTTCTATTTGTTGTCCGATATCATTTGTTGTCATAATTTACAGGCCTCGCAGTCCTCTTCTATTTCATATCCATTCACAGAATTTGTGTGTCCGTTTACTTGCACTACTAATTGGTCTTCTTGCATTTTACTTCCGGCCTTGTTGATTAAACTGTAGTAAAATGTCTTCAATCCCCAAACATGAGCCTGCATTAGATTTTTAGCAATCAGCGTTGTTGGAACTTTACGTTCTGGAAAATGTGCAGGATTATAAAAAGTATTAGTTGAAATACTTTGATCAACGTAGGCCGCAATAACTGCCGCAGTTTTTAAATAACCATCACAGTCCTTTTGTTCCCACATCAACTGATATTTATTCTTCAATCTGTTGTATTCTGGAACAACCTGCGTAAACGATCCTGCCTTTGATTCTTTAGTGCTGATCAAACTCATCGGCATTTCAATCCCGTTGGTTGAATCGATCACCACTGAGCTAGATTCAACAGGAGCCACAGCCATCAAGGTGGCATTGCGAACACCATGTTCTTTCATATTTGTACGTAGTGTTTCCCAGTCAAGCTCGGGAGTAAAGTCTGCTAGTTCATTCACACCGTTAGCTCGTAATTCCCAGGGGAATACTCCTTGACCATATCGTGTTTTGGCACTCTCAGTGCAAGGGCCGCGTTCTTTGGCCAGTTCCACTGTGGCTTCTGTTAGATAGTAGGCCTGATGTTCCATCCAGGTCTTGACTTCTGCCAGTGCATCTTTCTCACCGTACTTTAATGAACGTTTAGCGTGCCAGTAGGCTAGATTGGTAATACCA